GCAGTGCCGACCGGACGCAGGATCAGTTCCTTGGCGCGGGAGAGCAGGTTGGTGTTGATGCCCGAGGACACGACCACGTAAGCGTAGGTCGGATCGATGCCGCCCGAGAGGTTCACGGTGGTAATGTCGACGGTGCTTGCGACGACAGTGACGTTGCCGGCAACACCCATGACGCGAGCGGTGAGGAGAACCTCACCGGCTTCCACGCGGACGCCAAGACCAATGTCAGGACGGGCAGCAATAGCGGCACCGATCAGGCTGGCCTGTTCGTTGACGGTTGCGCCGATCTTGATCTGGCTGGTGCCGAGCGGGTTGGCCTTGAAGGTGAAGGTCACGGCGCCGACAGTGATGGTGTCATCAGCATCCGGAACTGCAACGACGGTGATCTTGCCGCCGGTCGCCTTCGCACCGTCGGTACGGAACTCGGAGCCAGGCATGATCGCCATCAGGTTGTCGAGGGTCGTCTCAGCCATCGGCACGTTGACCGAAACGGTACGACCGGTGATGAGTTCTGCAATCGGAGTGTTACCGAACTGATCGACGGTAACTTCGTGAGTGGTCGTGGCAACTTCCACTTCAACGCCGCCCTTGGTGTAACCAAGATCAACGCCGTCGAAGAGCACATTGCATACGCCGAGCTTCACGTTATCGGTGGACGAGGCCATAGTGTGCGGTTTCCCATAGTAAGTAAAAACTTACTTATGATAGCAAGGCGCGGCGATGAACGCCAGAAAAATCTGTATTTACGGCAGTACGGCTTTACGGTTCTACATCTGCCAGGGCGAGACGAAGGCGAACGCGGTCGTGAAGTTGATCGACCACTCGATACCGTTGCCGTCAGAGCGCGGGAACTGGATAGGCAGATGCTCTGGGGTGAAGATCGCGACACGCACGCGGCCGTTCTCGGTCTGCTCGTGGATTTCGCTCTTCTCGACCCGCACTGCCTTGACGACCTGGCCGGCGAGATTGATGCCAGCCTCAATGTCGTGGTGACGCACGATCATCTGGAGCCGCGGCTTGTACCAGCCGGGAATGTTGGGATCGATCTTGATGCCAGACAGAGGCGAGCGGATCAGCACACCGGACTTAATGTCGGCCGGCATGTATTCGCGGAACACGTTGCCCTCGCTCAGGCCGATATTGGCGTCAAAGAGCTTCTTCTCCAAAACGTCGTAGATCATGGCTAACCCCTTGTATTCGCCCGGACGGTCGTCGCGATCTCATCCGGCAGTCTCTGTTGTTCCATTTCGAGCGCGCGGGTCAGGAAGTGGCGACCGATCTTGAGGGTCTGCCCAGCCTGCTTGAGCCGCGAATTGGGACCCATATTCGTCTCGTCGTAGTTCTCGTGAACATCGAGCGCGTAGTCGGAGACGTTGGTGCCATCGGGTGCGGTCATGCCGCCCACGGAAATGAAGATCATCTTGCGCCGGCGGTTCTCGACCTCGTAGTCGGTGTCGCGCACGATGGATTCCTCAAGATAGCCCTGATCAACCGGAGCCATGGCCTTGGCATTCTCGACCACGCGATTGGCAGCTCGATCCATCACCTTGCGGGAGCTGTCCGAAACCCTGCTTGCCACGTTGCGCAGCATGGCTTGCACGTCGGCCACACCGGTGATCGTCATCTTGGGCTTCATTCGGTCAGAAGCTCCAGGTCACACTCGAAATGGTCGATGCGGCCGAAGACGTTGCGGCGCGCGTGAACGGCCTGGACCAGGTAGGACTGACCCTCGAAGGCGAACTTGTCGCCCACGCTGATGGAGATGAACTTGGCGACGAGGATCTTGGCGCGTTCTGCCAGCATCTCGTCAGCCGCGCCACGCGAGGCCGAGGAGTCGGCGCGCACAGAGGTCTTCTCAGCGCCAATGGAGATGTTGACGAAGGCAAAGGGGCAGGCGACCGCGTCACCGTGCCGAGCCTGGCCGTAGCGGTTGTAGGCTTCCCGTCGATAGAGCTGGCCGATGAGGTTCGGAATGAACATTAGCGGACGATCCGATGATCGAAGTAGATGAAACCGCGCAGGTGCTGCAGGGTGTCTGCCGAGACGCCAGTGATCAGCCGGCGCGTGTTGAGCCGGATCGAGCTTTCACCAATGCTCTCGGAGATGACGCCGTACTTGAGCTTCTCTTCGATGGTGTCGCCGCGCAGCATCTCTTCGGCCTCGGTCATCTGAGCCATGCGAAGTGCAGCCTGGAAGCGCTTGGGCAGCAGGGCGAAATCATCGGCCGACAGGTATTCCCAGTCCTCGGGAAGGATGACGAGGTTGACCGAGCTGTCGAAGCGGCCGCTCTGGCTGTTGATAATTTCGAGCGCCAGGTCTTCCGGCAGCAGCGAGCGCTGCACCTGATAGGGAATAGCGATCAGCCGGTAATAGGCCTGTTCGAGCGCAGCGGCGCGGCGATCTTCGTCAGCCGAGTCCCAGCCGGCCGTGTCCAGCATCTGCTTCATCGAAGCGTGCGCGGCCGTCATGGTGATGAAGCTGTTCTGCGGCGGCACCAGACGGCCGAGTCGGTGAACGCTGTAGTAGATCGCGTCGGTCTGGTCGACGCCGTCCACACGGATCGTCAGAGCGACCGAGCGCGCGTCGATGGTTTCACCGGCGCGCACCAGATTTGCGAAGTTCGGAATGGTGAAGGTCGCCACATTCTCGGCAGGGTCAATCGTGCCCTCTCCAAGCAGCTCGATCACGCTTTCGTCCCCATCGAGAACTTCGGCGGTGACCCGCGTGACGGAGCCAGGCTCGCCGTACTTGTCGAGCGGCACAGCGATTTCGAGAGCGGTATTGTGGCGAACCTTCATGTCTTATTCCGCAGAGCTGCCGGCGTCAGAAGCCGAGCTATTGTCGTTCGGGGTGTTGGTCGGCTCGGGAGCCGGAGTTTCCTGCTCAGCAGGCTCTTCGGTTTCAGGCTCTTCGACAGGTGCAGGCGGCTCATCGATCGGAGCGACAACGGCGCGCTGCTGGGCGTAGAGCTGGTCAACCGTGATGTTGAGCATCGGATCGGTGGACGGGGTGACGGGACGGCCGCCGGCTTCATCAACCGAGCCCTTGCTCTGGGTGACCTTCTTGTCCGGGTTGCGCGCCTTGTAGGCGTCCTGGGCAGCGAGGATCAGCTCGATCAGGGTGGGAATGGAGCGGTGACGGACCGACCAGGGGTCAGCGACTTCGCGCAGAGCCTTGATGCCGCCCTTCTTGGCGATCGCTTCGAGTTCGGCGCCGGTGTAGAAGACCGTCTTGGAGTGCTTGGCGCGGATTGCAGCCTCGCGCTGATCAGCGATCATCTCTTCCTGGGTAGCGGTGCGCAGCGGCTCGACCACATCGGCGCGAATGAGCGCCTGATCAATCACGCGCTGAGAGGGACTGGCCGCGCTTTCGATCTCCTTGCCGTCTGCATCGACAGCGACACAGGCGACCGAAGCGCTCAGACGGTCTGCTTCGTTCTTGGAGATTGGATCGACCGACAGTCCTTCAACGAACTGGTATGGGCCAACCTGACCGGTGAAGCCGACAAAGCCTGGTGCGACGATTTTCAGATGGTACATGGTGATGTTTCCAGTGGGAGGAAAAGCGGCAACCGAAGTCGCCGCCCTATTGCTCGGGTAAGACCGGTCGCCTTACGGGTTTTCCGGATCTTCTTCCGGGACTTCCGGATCGGGTTCCGGGAAGATCGTGTCGTCATCGACGCCTGCAGGGAGAGTGGGCTTGGTGTCGGGGCCGCGATCGCCGGTCATCCAGGCGGCTTCGCCTGCTTCACCGATGCGAGTGGTGCCGGCGTCATCATAGACGTCCGCGCGGATGATATTGCCGAGCCGGCGAATGGTTGCGGGTGCCAGCGGAGCGGACCAACCGACGAAAAATTCAACGTCGTGCAGCAGACCGCTCATGTTGGTGAACCCTGGCTCAGTGAGCTTCAAACGGGGCATGATTTCCTTCCAATAAAAAAAAGTGAGGGGCACTACTGCGCCCCTCACACTATAAGTAAGAATTTACTTACTGTCCAGATTAGACGTTGGTGATGCCGCGGAGGCGAGCAACAGCGTGCGTGGCCTTCAGGGCAGTACCAGCGTACCACTTCACGCGGTAGCGCTCAGCGTCCTGGGTGTGGCTGGTGCCGATGTTTTCCAGGTGGATACCAGCAGCGCCGCCGCCGAAGATGCCATGGAAACCGTCAGCTTCGTTGAGCCGCAGAGCGTAGATCGACGTGGTAGCGTCGTTGGTGCCCTGAACTTCGTCAGCCGGGATGAAGTCGTTGATGATGACCGGAACACCATCGTAGGCAGGAACGCTGCGGCCGAAGTTTTCCAGCATGATGTGGTCCGGAGTGTTGCCACCCAGAGCACGCAGGAGAGCACGGATACCGCGCCAGGTGCCCTTGCGCATCATCAGAACGTCGGTGCCGAGCTTCACAGCGTCGTTCAGCTCATCGAGAGCGGCGAGCGACACGGCGTTACCATTGGCGCCGGCAACCAGAGTCTGCGAAGCCGGGGTCAGCTTGCGAATGCCGGAGAACTCCTTGGAGTTCGTGGCTTCGTCGCCGACCACGAGGGTGCGACGGAACAGACGGCCGAGGCCCTTGGCCTTTGCAGCGAGCTGAATCGCGACCTGGTCATTGAGCGAGGACTGCACGGAGGTGGTGAACTTGTCCATCAGGACGTCGCCAGCCAGAACCTTGAGCTTCGCAGTCACTTCATCGAAGGTCGCAGCGCCTTCGGTGATGACGTCGTAAGGATCAAGGAAGGTGCCTTCGCTGAGTTCCTTCTCGCGGACATAGGCATAGACCTTGTCCGAGACCTGGGTGAAGGGCAGCAGGGCAAAGAGGTCATCGCGGTCGATGATCTCTTCGATTACGCCACGCTGCTTGTCTTCCTGAGACAGCTTCGCGGCTTCAGTTACGAGCAACGGCATTAGATACTCCTAGAGAAAGCCGAAAAAGATTGTTCGGTAAGTAAGAAATTACTTACCGGCGATCCTACATCAACTAGGAGGGGTGGATCAAGGAAAAAGTAAGCACTTACTTATTTCCTTGATCCAAAATGTGCGATTAGCTCTTCTTGGAAGTGAAGTCGCCGAGAGAAGCGGCAATACGGCTGACGCCATAAAGCTCAGTAGTTGCCTTCTTCTCGGTGCCCGACTTGTCAGAAGTGGTCGTCGAGGAATGACCACCCTGCTTGAGCTTTACCTTGACAAGAGTATCCCGATCCGGGTCAGCTTCGATCAGGCGTTTGAGGCCTTCATCGAACGACAGCGGTTCACCCGAGCCATTCACCATCATGGTGCGGCCCTGTTCGCCGGCGGGCTTGTCGAAAGCAACGGTCTTGCCGTCAATCGTCTCGAAGTGAGCGCCATAGAGCTTGCGCGCCTTGTTGGGCGTGAGCAGCAGCTCATCCTTGATATAGGTGGAGCTCGAGAACGAATTGCCGATGGTCAGGTCAGCGATCACAGCCTGGTCAGCCTTGCGAGCGGCATTGAGCTGCTCGATCTGCTCCTGGAGCGTCTGCTTTTCCTTGTTGTGCTCTTCGACCATCATGGCCTTCACTCGGTCAAAGTCGCCGCGTGCTTCAGCTTCAGCAGCTTCAGCGTCGGCAGCAGCCTTGGCGAGTGCCTTGACCTTGGCCGGGTCCAGACCTTCATAGGCAGCAAGAGCGGCATTGGCCGCGTCGGCAGCCTTCGTGGCGTCCTTGAGCGCGGTCTTCTTCTTCATCACTTCCTTGAGGAGCTTGGCATTGGCAGCCTTGAGCGCCTCGACGTCATCGCCGGCATTGCCCAGGTCGACGTCTTCATCGCCGTCACCTTCGTCTTCAGCGCCGTTTCCGTCGCCTTCGCCTTCGCCTTCGCCTTCGTCGTTCTTGTTGGAAGTGTCTTCGCCTTCGTTGCCGGAGCCGCCTTCGCCTTCATCGGCGCGGTTCCATGCAATCGTGCCGGCACCCATCCACTTGTGCATCGGCGCGCCGAAGCGGGCACCCGCGAAATCGGGATTGGTGTGACCTTCGCCGACATTGGCAGTAGTGGTCATCAGTTTAGTCATCGTCGTAGTCTCCTTGCCCAGTCTCTCGGGCGGTTGGTAAACTTTGGTCAGCTCGGTTTCTTGAGCTGGGTATGCGGGCAGCGATCGCCGGTGTCTTGGCGTTCGCTTATGTGGTTGTCCGGGTCACTTGACCTTGACGGCTAGGGGCTGCGGTGGGACGCGCCGGCTGAGAGCCAGGTGCGCCAGGTGGCGGGAGATCAGACTCTTCGAGCCACTCCTCAATGTCGCCTTCCAGCTTCTTGCGCGTTTCGTCATCGAGCTGCGGGAAGAGCTTGGTCACCAGCTGTCGCATCTGGAGGCGCCGCGTTTCCTTGGGCGCAGCCAGCTTGGAGAGTGCTTCGGCTGTGATCAGCTCGTCATTGAGCCCAACAACGTCAAACGTGGTCGGATAGGTGACGACAGGTTCTTCGAGAGTCTTGCCATGCCAGAGCATGACAATCTCAGCGATGGCGTTCTCGACCTTCTCGCAGGCCTGGGCCTTGGAGAGTAGGAGCGAGTTCACACGCTCAAAGTCGTAGGCCTTGGCGACACCGGAGGAATTGTCGATACCGACAGAGTTGTCTTCCTTGGTGCGCTCGCCGGCCAGACCGATGGTGTGGTAGATTTCGTTGATGATCTTGTTGACGGCCTGCAGGATCACACCGGCCTGCTTGGGGTCAGGCGAGATGTATTCCGGCCGAGCCGCTGCACCCATGCCCGCGTCATAGACGAACACGCGCTTGGTGCTGGCTTCGAGAAGCTGCTGATAGGGATCGGAGCCTGGCAGCAGCGACTGCGCCGGGATCACGAGCTGGCTGAACGTCTGATCCTGGATGATGGCATCCAGGTTCGAGAGGTAGTTGGCAACCGAGCGGTCCAGATAGGCAATGTCATCGATCAGACCGGGAACCAGATACGGGTCCTCGACCGTGATGTGATCCGACAGCACGACCGGAACCTTACCCAGATTGTGCTCGCCGGCGTCGATCAGGTTGACCTTGCGCTCGCCCTTACGCTTGCCCTTGCCGATGGTGATCTCTTCCTCGAAGAGATACCAGGCATCGCGGGTCCACAGACGAACACGCTCGGCCACTTCACCGTCATCGTTGAACGGGTCGGCGTCCTTGCGCTTGTATTCACGCAGCTTGATCCAGAGCAGGCCCAGATCGCCGTCTTCGTCCCAGGCATAGTCCAGAACGTCTTCGGCACCCACGACATAGCCGTAGATGCGCAGCTTCTGCTTCTTGGCTTCGGCGACGGAAACCGCCGTGGCGCCTTCAGGCGGAGTATAGTTGTTGTCGATGACAATGGCGCAGCGGCCGCCAATCGAGTTCGAGGTCGAGGCCGAGCGCATGAGCTGCTCGATCCCCTGCCCTGCAATCGTGGCGCGCTTCCAGAACTGCTTGACCTCTTCGGGAGCGGTGTTGGAGCGAGCGACAGGCGCCTTGAACAGGTACTTCTGCACCAGCTCGACCACTTCGCGGGTGTGGTTGAAGCGGTAGGCGCGAGCGATACGGTTCTCGTATTCCTTGTCGCCTTCCTTGTGGTAGCGGAAGATATTGGACGCAAACCATTCGCGGCCGCCCCGATAGGTGGCAGCCAGAAACGCCCAGTGCGACACGCGGCCCAGATATTCGGGGTGCCGACGGTCGTAAAAAGCAAGCAGGTCTGTTTCAGTCGTGTTGGTCATGAAGCGCCCAGGTCAATTCGTCCAATCATAAGTAAGAACTTACTTATTGGCAAGTTAAAAGGAATAGCCCTTGACCCTGTCGTTCCGGAACGGGTGACGGAAATCAGCGAAATAGCCCAGAGCGTCGGTCGGGTGCTCGGTGCCGAGCTTCTTGTTGATCTCGCGGGAGCCTTCCTTGTAGATCGTCTGCTCCAGGCTATCGATGAGCTTGCGGCAGCGCTGATCCACCTTGAGCCGGACCGTGCCGTCAGCGGTGTAGAGCAGACGGTTCACAGCGTTCACACGGTCGTCGATGGCCGGATGCTTGGGCTTGTACTGGATATTGCGGAACCCGGCTTCGCGCAGAATGTCGAGCGAGCTTTCGCCGCGCGCGTGCCCACGCTGGGCGCCGGCCGGGTCCGGATAGATCGTGATCTGGTTCATGTACTGGAAATAGCGGCGCGCCAGCTCGTCGGCGGCTTCTTCCACGTTCGAGCCGTAGAGCACAGCCTCATCGATCGCCCAGATTTCGCCGTTCGGCTGCTCCTGGAGCATGATCAGGCTCATCGGGTCGATGTTGAAGTCCATGCCGACATAGATCGGCAGCCGCGGATTGAACGGGTAGTCGCCCACATGCACGGCGCGGTCGAACGGGTAATAGACGCGGCCGGACATACTCTCGAAGCTGGCTTCGTATTCCTGGCGGAAGGATCGCGGATCCATGTCGCGCCGGCGCTGCTCGATCTCGGCCTTAGGAATGAACGGCGACGTGATGGTCGGATACTGCCAGCTCTCCCATTCGTTCGTCTCGACCTTGCCGGTGTCGCGATCCACGAAGGTGCGGCCGCGCTGACCCAGTCGGTACTTGTCGTAGAGCCAGTTGAAAGCCTTCGGGGTGCCGATGATGATGGCACGGCCGCCGGTCGTGAGCAGGGTCGGCTGCAGAACCATGTCCCAGGTATCCGGATGAATGTCCTGCGCCTCGTCGACCACGACGAAGTTCAGGCCCACACCACGCAGGGAGTCTGGCTTGTCGGCGCCCTTGAGCGCGATGCGGCTGCCGTTGACCAGCTTGATGGTCATGCGGGTTTCGTTGATGCCGTTCTTGGCGATCCACTTCTTCGGGACCGAGTCCTTGAGATCTTCCCAGAGAATGTCGCGCGCCATCTGGTAGGTCGGTGCGACGTACCAGACGAGCTGCTTCTGCTTGGATGCAGCGGCCAGGAGCAGCGAAATCTTGGACACCTGCGTCTTGCCCCAGCGTCGGCCGGCGACGATCACGCGGAAACGAGCCGGCGAGTTCATCACCAGCTTCTGTCCCTTGTGGAGCTTTACGGTGAAGTCGCTCACTTCGCGCCCTCGATACCGTCCAGATTGATGTTGGTCGGATCGGGATCGGCGCCGTTGCGCTCCATGTGGTCCATAATGTCGCCCAGGGTGAGATCCTGCACGGTGAAGCTGGGCAGTGCCGCCTCATCCTCGAACTCATCGGCGCGCAGCAGCTTGAGCGTGCCTTCGAGCAGCTCCAGCTGGATCTTGGTGTAGCGGCCCAGGGCCTTGAGATCGCCGTCGACCGTTTCGAGCGGCTTGCCGGCCTTGAGCGTATCGGCCACGATCTTCTGACCGACGAGCTTGGCCTGCTTGAGCAGCTGGAAGCCCTGCTGGCGGGTTTCTTCCAGGCGTTCGGGGCGCTGATCTTCAAAAGTCACAGCGGCGGCCACTGACGCGCTTTTCACTCCGGCCGCAGTCGCAGCAGCAACTTCGTGAGAACGCGAGCCATACGTCGCCCCTGCGTCACGGAAGCGCTTGGAAAGCGTCTGTCGAGACACATTGAACTGCTCTGCGAGCTGGGCCATGTTTTTGGTGCCCAATTCGTAGAGTTCCCGCGCGGCGGCAAAGTCGGCTTCGCTGAGCCGGCGCTGTTCCTTGGGCGCGGCTTCTTCCGGTTCCGGGAGGTCCACGGTCACCGGCGCGTTGTCGTCCAAAATGTCTTCGTCTTCGTTCATAAGTAAGTGCTTCCTTACCGTCGTCCGGACCGTTCACCGGAGAGGTCAGAAAAATCCTGATTTCCTTATATATAATATATCTAAGTAAGTATTTATATACTAAGGAAACGAGGCTTTTTCTGCCCGTCCTAAAACCACCGGAAACCTTCCTCTGTGGGCACCAGAACCGTCCGGCCATGAGGACCCACGACCTCGCGCTTGAGCATTCCGCCCTTTTCCAGGAACTGAATGGACACCCGGATCGCCGAATAGCTCACCGGATAGGACAAGAGCCCCATCAACTCCTTGGTGTTGATGAAGGCCCCTGCCCTGGCGGCATCGATAATGTGGCGCATAATCTCGCGCTGCTTCTCGGTTCGCTTAACCGGCGCCATCGTCGACCTCCAGCGATACGAAACCTTCCGGGATGCGCAGCGGCTCATTCACGCCCTGCCAGTGGAAGGCGGTGAGCGGCAGGCGCTGCGGAACAGTGCCCTTGGGATCGACCGAGCGGCGCACACCGTACATCGGGGACGCCAGTCCAACCTGCTGGATGGCTTTGACCGAGTCACGCAGCGACATGGCGGCCACTCGAACCTCGCCACGAGCTCCGGACCCCGCGGTATTCTCCAGGGCGGAGTTCTTGAAATAGAAGTCCTTGAGCAGCTCCAGCATCTCGGCCTGGATATGCGGCGGCTTGCTCTCCACGCTTTGAACGATCGCCTCGTAGTCGGACGGGATCGCATCGAAGTGCTTGCGGAAGAACCGCATGACCTTCTCGTACTTGTTGGCGTTCATGGGCTTCACGAACTTGAAGCCAGCCTTCTCGCCGAAGGAGTTGAACTTGGACATGGAGGACTGGATCTCCATGATCGGCGTGCCTTCCATGCGCGCGACCAGGTTCATCATCCGGTAGCCGGCGCCGATACCGCGGTACATCGTGTCAATGACGAAGCGCGAGATCACCCGGAAGTTGGCGTTCACGAAATGGTAGCGGTTGGTGTTGGTCAGCGGCGTCTCATTGGCGCCAGGCTTGAGCTTGGGGAAGACCTGGTGCCGCTCGCGCAGCAAACCCTTCGGCGCGCCAGTCACCAGGACTCCGATCGTGCGGCCGTGCAGCGTCATCCGCCAGAACCGCGGACCAACCGGCAGCTTCTCAGCCTTGTAGTGCAGATCGTGCAGGAGATCCCAGTCGGCTTTCGTGCCGCGTTCGACGATCATCTCGTCGAGCAGAGCGAAGCGCTGCACCGGATTGGGATTGCGGGTGACGATGGTTTCGAGCTGGTTCATTTGGTCTTCTTGCGGCCACTGTCGCCGTAGCCTTCGGACACGCGCCAGATGTTCCGGAGCGGGTATTTGTAAACGGTGCCGTCCTCATCGAGTACGCAGAACAGCTTGCCCTTGGTGTAGGTGTTGGCCGCGGTGTGCTTGATGACCTGGCTGGTTTCGATCAGCGAGATTTTGACTTCGATCACGGCCAGCTGCTCCCGGTGCTGGCGATCAGCACGATGTTGAGGACGGCGAAGATGCCGAGCAGGATGCCGAGCAGGCCGGCGACGGTGTCAGGTTTCATTTCGGGTTCGTAGCCGTGGTCACTCACTGCCAAAGACCTTCTGCTGGGATGCGTATGAAATCGCGTTCAGGTGGCTCGCCAGCGTGTCAAAGCGCTCCAGACGAGCTGCGCTCAGGCAAAGCTCTTTAGCAGCTCTGGTGAGCTCCCCTGTCGATTTGCCGACGTATCGGAGCACATGCGCTTGCTTTTGGAGCGCGACTTCGCGGTCGGGGTAGATTTCAGGCTCGGGTTTGGGGAACCGGGAGAATAGGTCAGACATGGAGCGGGTGCTCCTCGACCACTTCGCGGATCTTCTCCAGCGGGTATCGGATCAGCCGGCCGGCCTGCACGATGCAATAGAGCCCCTGCTGAGTGTAGGTGTTCTCAGCCTGGTGCTTGATCGGCGCGCCGGATTCCGAGAGCGTGACGGTGACCTTGATCATCCCAGCTCCTGCGGCAGTACAGCTAGGAGTATAAACGCCAATACAGCTAGCGGTACGAAGACTGCGGGATCACTCAACACGGATCAGCTCCACTTTTTCACGGAAACGCTTTTCGACGGTCAGATTGGGCGCCAGCTCCTCGACCAGGTCGGTGTGCGTGGTCGCGACCATCAGGATCTTGCCTTCGCGCCGCGCGACCTTTGCCATGTTGTAGGCAACTGCCTTGGCGGTATCGCGGTCCAGCACGGCGCCGAACTCGTCGGCGATCCACACATCGGCGTCTGAAGACATGACTTTCGCCAGCTTCAGACGGTAGCGCTGACCGTCGGACAGCTCGCCTGGTTTGCGAAGATAGATATAGGCGTCCGAGATGCCGGCCTTTGCCAGCAGGTCCGTCGCCTCAATGGTCGTATTGCCGACCAGGTCGATCACCGGCTTGTCTGCCAGCTCGATCTCATTGAGGTCGGCGACCTTGAGCCCAGCCTCGCGCATCTGCGCGGAGAGGTCCTTGAGCAGCAAAGACTTGCCGGAGCCGGATTGCCCAGTGATGTAAACCACGTCCGCGGCATTCACTTCGAGGTCGAGGTCCTCATAGACCACGAACTTCTTGTCCGAGAGGCCCAGACCGAAGGCTTCGGCGATCTCCAGGACGCGCGGCGTGCGCTCTACCGACGTGTCGAAGGCACGGTTGATCGTATAGACTGGCATCAGAGCACCGTCGTGTCGGAATGAGCGACGATCGTGCCGTCGTTGAGCATCTGCGGCATCGAGCGAACCGCTTCGGTCAGTTCGGTCTGGAGCGCAGCGAGCGCACCCACAAAGGTGGCCGGATAGTCGTAGCGATGGGCGCCAGGCGGACAGTATTCGGTCAGGATGGCGCCGACCGGCGATAGACCCACGATAGCGAAGCTGTCGATCTGACCGGCTTCAACCAGCCGGCGAATGTCATCGAGCGCCTTGAGCTGACTTGCCTTGGCCTTTGCCGAGGCCTCGTCAACGATCTTGGCGCGCTCATCGGACGGCAGCGGCTTCTTCACGCTGATGTTGGTGTTCGCCGGCCCGGGAAAGCTCAGGATATTGTCATCAGACATAAGTAAGCCTTTACTTACCGTTAGCCACACGCAAGGCGTGCAGCAGTGCTGGGATGGCTTCGAGGCCGGTTGCGATCTTGACCTCGGTCAGGAGTTCACGAATTTCGCGGGACTCGGCGATGGTCACGCGCTTGAAGCCTAGTGCATCGGTCACCGGCGCCGCAACGTCGTCAATCGTGGCGATCGATTCCTCGTTGGCCTTGGCCTGCTCCTTGACCGCCTCGCCAATGTCTTCGGCGAAAGCATCGTTGTCCATCACGCCCAGGTCGTCGGTTGCGAAGTCGAGTTCCTTCTCGTCAAAGCCCAGATCGAGCATGTCAAAGCTCAGCTCTTCGGCCAGCTCGGCATTGATGCGCGCCAGTTCAGCCATGACGCCGGCCTGGTCGTATTCGGTCGAGGTCACGCGGTTGTCGGCAAGACGCAGCGCGTCGGCCTGCAGCTTGGTCAGATCAGAGCGAACAATGACCGGGACACGCTTGAGGCCCAGATGAAGAGCTGCCATGCGACGGCCGTGACCAGCAATGATCTCACCATTCGTCCAAACGACGATCGGGGAGTTGAAGCCGAAAGCGCGAATGGAGTTCGCCAGCTTCTCGACCTGTTCCTGCGGGTGCTTCTTGGCATTGGCTTCATAGGGGACAAGTTTTTCAATGTCCCAGACTTCGACTTGGGGTTCGTTCTTACTCATTGGAGGCTCCGGAAGTGCCGAGCAGATAGACGAGGGCATCGCCGGCGTTGGTGAGGTCGTCTTCGGTCGTGAAACCCTGGTCGCGCTGGGCTTCAGCGATCATCTTGGTGAGGCGCTCAGCGTCGGCCAGCGACAGCTTGAAGCGCATGATCTGATGGGTCTTTGCAGGGCGCTCACTCGCAACATCGGCTTCGCGCTGCTTTTCTTCGGGAACTTCAAAATCCTCGTCGATATCCAAGTCATCGAGCGCTATAGACGAGCTAGAGAAGATCGCAGCAAGATCGGTTTCGCCGTAGGGCAAGAACTCTTGCAGATCAGCAATGTCGCCAATTTCCTGGAGGAGTTCAGACAGACCCACAATATCGTCGGCGCCATAACGAGCATTGTCGAGAACGCCGATTTCCTTTGCTTGGATTTCGGAGATTTCGCCCAGATCGCAGATGGGGATTTGCTTGTAGCCAAGCTCGACCGCCTGCTCGAAGCGGTGCTGGCCGCCGATGATCTCCCAACCGCCTACATCTGGCACCTTGCGACAGATGATGGGCTTGAACAGACCGTTTCGCACGATTGACTCGCGGATACGGGCTTCGTTTGCGGGAGAAACCTGGTTCGTATTCCAGGGGTTCTTGCGGAGTTGCTCGACGTCAACGGTGATGAATGAAGGTTTGACCATGTCAATTCACTAAGATAAGTAAGGACTTACTTATACCATATGGACAAAGTTGCAAGAGATAATTCGCCTATGGCACACGTAACCGTCGCCTCGAATGCCGTGATCGGTAAACTCTACGGCCCGAACAAGGCGGCGCCAGACCCCGCCGTCGTGACCTACGTCAACAACCTGCTGTCGTTCAAAGTCGATGGCGCCGGCTTCGGCGGGCTCGGTTGGGACGGCCGCTCGTCGTTCTTCGACGTGACCAACAACACCTTCCCGGCAGGCTTCGCGCATCTGGTGTCGACCGAGCTGGCGAGCATCGGCCACACGGTCGGCGTGGTGAAGAAGCCCCTCCCCTCCCCTCTTGGCCCCGAGAATCCGATCGTTGACGAGTTCGGCAACGACAATCCGGACTACGACTATCAGCTCAAGGCCCTGCGCCAGGTCGAGAAGTATGGCGCCGGCGTCATTCAGGTCGCGACTGGCGGCGGCAAATCCAAGATCGCAAAGCTGATCATGGCCCGGTATCGGCGCATGACGCTGTTCCTAACCACGCGCGGCATCCTGATGTACCAGATGGATGACCAGCTCAAGGCGATCGGTCTGAACACCGGACAGATCGGCGATGGTGAGATGCGCGTCACCAAGGGCGTCAATCTGGGCATGGTCCAGACGCTCGTGTCGGCGCTCCAGGTCCCGAAGCTGTCGGACGAACGTATAGCTGTAATTACAGCTCTACATAAATCCAGAAAGCGGGATCAGGGCAAGAACCCGACGTCCGACGCTGAAATCACCCGGATTGCCCAGGAGCGCTACGACGAGAAGGTCAAAAAGCGCAACCAGATCATCAAGATTCTCGAAATGGTCGAGGTCGTGATCGGTGAGGAAGCGCACGAGGCCGGCGGCAACAGCTATTACGAGATCTTGCGGCACTGTAAGAATGCCGCCATCCGCGTTGCGCTGACTGCCACGCCGTTCATGCGCACATCGGCCGAAGACAATATGCGGCTGATGGCCGCGTTCGGCCCTACCCTCATCCAGATCAGCGAGAAGATGCTGATCGACCGCGGTATCCTGGCAAAGCCCTATTTCATCTTCCGGGACGTCGCTCCGCACCCCAAGCTCTACAAGACCTCGCCCTTCGAGCGCGCCTACACGCTGGGCTATCTCGAAAACGAGGCGATGTACGAGCAGGCGCTGGCCGACGCGCTCAAGGGCAAGGAACTGGGTATGCCCACGCTCTCGCTCATCCTGCGCAAGAAGCACGGCGAGGAGATCGAGCGTCGGTATAAGGCGGCCGGTCTGCGCGTCGAGTTCCTCAAGGGTGAAAACGACCAGGCTGAGCGCAAGGAGCAGCTCCGGCGCCTGGCTGCCGGCGAAATCGACGTCTGTATCGGCACAACCATCCTCGACGTGGGCGTCGACTGTCCGGCGATCGGTCTGTTGCAGCTCCTGGGCGGCGGAAAGGCAGAGGTTGCGCTGCGCCAGCGTATCGGCCGCGCTCTTCGTCGCAAGAAAGGCAAGCTCAATGCCAGCCTGATCATCGACTACACCTGCAACAAGAACGGGTCGCTCTCGGAACACGCGCGCCAGCGTCGTCTGATCATCGAGAGCACGCCGGGATTTGTTGAGGGTATCGTCCAGGACTCGGAAAACTTCGACTGGACCATGTTCGCCTAGCCGGAAATACAGCGATACAGCTATACGGGAACACAGAAAGGGCGCTACGGCGCCCTTTTTCGCTGTCACCCCTGCAAATTCGCGCTATAGAGCAGTAAGTAAACACTTACTAACGAGCGCTAGATGCCCAAGACACTCCCAAAAATCATTGCGCTGTGCGGCAATCCCAAGTCAGGCAAGAGCCTGACCGGTGAATTGCTCGCAGCAGAGTTCGGCTACTCGATCCAGGACGACGGCCGCTTCCTGCGCGACATTGCGATCGCCAATTTCGGTCTGACCGAGGAAGACGTCACGACCCAGGAAGGCAAGGCCAAGAAAATCGTCGTCAACGGCGCCGAAATGACTGTCCGCGAGCTGCTCGGCCGGCTCGGCGACGCCTTCGAGAACGAGTTTGGTGCCGATGTGATCCCGGAGATCGCTGTGCGGCGCGCCCAGATGACCGAGAACGGCCGCTACCTGTTCCCGTCAGTCCGTCGTGAGCAAGGCGCCTATTACAAGGCCCTGGGCGGCGTGGTGATCGAGATTGACTCCCCTGCCCCACCCTCGCCGTTCAAGTTCGACTCCTACAACAAGGATCATGTCGACCATGTGATCAACAATCCCGGTCCCGAAGGCGGCATTGAAGCGCTGCGCTCGGATATGGGTCGGATCCTGGCAATCGCATGACGTCCGCGGCCCTACTCGCACAAAACGCAGATGGAAATCTGGTGCAGTTCGGCCAGATGCAGCTTCCTCCGGACCACGAGCTTGTTGTGGCCCGGGGAGGCGGCTACCCTACCGGCTTCCTCTATCTGCCCTACTCCACAAAGCTGAGCCGCTATGTCGAGCGCAAGTTCGTGATCCGCAAGGAAGAGGTCAAGGTCGCCGGCAGCGAGAGAGCCGAGATGGCTGCTTTGACAATCCATCATAAACTGGATGAGCTGTGGCAAAAGGTGCTCGCCGGCAATATCTCCGACCCGGTATTCACGACGGTCACCGATCGGGTGCGGAACGTCACCTATTACAGGGTTTTCGGCCTCTCCTACGAGGTCAAGGACCCGATGGAATTTCACGCGCTGGTCCAGCACCCGCTCGTGTACACTAGATTTCATTAACCGAACCGGCGTACAGCTAGCCTCCTAACCGTCTATATGACTGGCCGGAGAGCTGTATCATGCCCGATCTAATCATAGCCTGTCTGTCCCAGAAAGGCGGCGTGGGCAAATCCACGCTCACCCGCCTGATTGCGCGCACCTACGCGGCCGCTGGCTGGGAAGTGAAGATCGCGGACTTCAACGTCCGCCAGAAAACCTCTGTCGATTGGGTCGCCAATCGCATGGAGGACAATGTCGAGCCGGCGATCGCAGCCGAGCCCTATTCCTCACCCAAGAACATGAAGCGCGAGACGGCCAACCTGGTCGTTGCGGACGGCAAGCCTGACTCGGATCAGTCGTCCCTGGAGATCGCGCGCCTGGCTGACCTGGTGATCGTGCCAACGGGCTTCTCGTTTGACGATCTCAAGCCGCAGCTGGCATTCGCCGCGGAATTGGTCGCCAAAGGCATCAGTCGCGACCGGATCCTGTTCGTGCTCAACAAGATCACGGAATCCGAGCTGGCTGTAAATGAGGCAAAGCTGGCTATCCGGCAAGCTGGCTTCACAGTCGCCAATTCGGAGCTGAGCTCCAAGACCGGCTACCAGATGGCCCAGAACATCGGCCGCGCCGTCTCGGAAACCAAATATCCCTCGCTCAACGACAAGGCCGAGGAACTGGCCGCAGAGATTGCGGCGCTCGTGAATAAGCTCTCGGAGGCAGCATGACCGACAAGACCAAAAGCGCAGCCGTGATCCCGCCGCCCAAGAAGCGGGGCTTCGGCCTGGACAAGCTCGTTGCCGAGCCGGCAGCAGCAGCGGACAACATGAAGGAGGAGGAGATGGTCAAGCTGACCTTCAACGTGCCTCTGGCCTTCCACACCGAACTCAAGACCGTCGCCGGCGCCCACCGGATCACCATGAAGGAAATCCTGTTCGAGGGTTACGACCTGTGGAAGCAGAAAAAGCAGATCAAATAGCTGTATAGCCGTAAAGCATGAAAGCCAGCTAGGTGGCTAGCTGGCTTTCATACGGAGATAACAAGTATGGCCTCTGGCTGGCAATGCCTTACACTAGCTAGGGCGGCCGAGGACGGCGCAAGTGCTTCAAGGCCCGTTTGGCTTTCGCACGGAGATAGAGCAGGGCAGGGGCGGCCAAAATCGCCACGGTGAGCACTGGCGCGAAAGCAAAACCATACGCCAGTGAAACGAGCACAACCACCCATTGAAACCAGTCCATAAAACCGCAATGAAGCCATTGCGAGATCATGGTGCGGGGTTGGCTCGGCGCACGCTTCATTGCGGTTTCATCGACTGGTTTCAATTCGACTTCACCGGCACTGAAACGGCCATTACAGGTGCATCGGTCCAAGCGTCATACTTGGCCGCCACGACGACAGCTTCCTCGGCCGTAGCACCACGCTCCATAGCCCCAAGCGCATATTCAGCGCCCGAGCCAATAGCGAAGAACTCCGCGTCCAGCGGACCGGACGGATAGAAGCCATCGTTGAAAAACAGAACGTCACCCTCGGCAGTGACCACAAGCGCCTCGAACCCGCCTTCGCCCACGATAGGGATTTCTGCTGGGTTGCTGTCAGCGCCATCGGCAAACCACTCAGCGAACTTCTCGGCGAAGCCTGGCTGATTGGTCGACGTACCGATCGTGGTGCCATCCTTCATCTGAAAAATCTTGGATTTATGGCCGATAAAGCGGGGAGAGCCTGAGAAGGCCCGGGTATCGGCTGCAAAGATTCCGTCGCGCAATGCGATGGTGCTCATAGGAAGAGCCTCTAGGTGAAACTAGGCAGATCCTAGACGCCACACGAAAATAAGTCAACGTTTACTTATCCAGCTATACAGCAAGGCGGAAAGCAGGCTAGCCGTAAAACTGGCTCTACAGTCCGCTGCTCGTCGAGGGTGCGCTTGTCTTCTCGGCCGGCTCGTCGCAGGGCTCGCCATAATAGGTCAGGCTGACGACGGCGTAATCGTCCATGTTGTAGGCGGCCACGCCGATCCTGGTGAGAGGGTAGGGGAGTTCGGTCGACGTCTCGGCATAGAAGTCCAGGTCGCCACGAATGAAGGCTGCTCCCTTGGTGCCTCGGGGACCGTTCCACTGTTCCTCGAAAGGCGGCATGGAAGGATATCTGGTGACCAGATTGGCGTGCAGCTCGCTGAACGCGCCCAGAACCTCCTCGGGCTCGCCAGTGCGGAAGGCAACGACCTTGCACGAGACGCCAGCTGCATTGATCTCAGCCACATAGTCGGTCAGCAGCGGATTGGGCTGGGGAGGCGTCGAGGTCGCGACGTTCCCAGATACGGTCAACTCTCCAGACAGCTCGGACGCGGGCACCCCAAGCTCGATCCCAAAAGGCGCGAAGCGCTCCTGGGCATGTGCGGCAGGGAGAAAGAGGCTGAGCGCTGCAAGCGCGAGGACGGTTTTCTTCATGCCTCGACGTTTAGCGGCGCCAGGGCAGGGGAGCAATATGGGACGACAGGGATGACGGGATTGGGGATCCAGGGAGTAGGGGTGCCGGATAGGACGACTACCGTGTCCGGGATCCGGGGCTCATCAAGTATTCGTGCCGCGGTTTGGGGGTGCCGGATAGGGTCGCCGGAAGTAGTGCCACAACAGAAGGCAATGCCTAGAGAGCAACGCGAATTTCTAAGACTTCGCTTGTCACGCTGAAATCGGCACTCTAAAACATAATCATCGCTTCACAGAGAGCGACACACAAACAACGAAAGTGAATGTAAAATGTCTATCGCTGCTAATCTCGCTCATATCGCTTCTGTCAACGCTTTCGCTGCTGCTATCGTGCAGCGTATCGCGAACGAAGAAAGCAAGTCTTCGCTCACTGACAATAAGCGTATCAAGTTTGAAAAGTTTGCGCGCTACGTCATACAAGACAAAGTGAGCGACTTGCTTGTCGCAGTCGAATACGACGCGAATTTTCCTCTTTCGACGAAAATTGAAGGAAAAGAGTGCGACGTTTACACTGTTGAGAAAGTCGCAAACTATCTGAAACTCGCTTTCTCTGACGATAGCGTCAAAGAGTCTTGCGTTGCTATGATCAAGACTGTGATCAACTGCGCGAAAGCTAACGAGCTTGTGACAAGCGACGATTTTCGTGTCGCTTGCTCGAAAGATCAAAAGATCGACGCAAAGCGCAAAGCGCTCATCTGTCAGAACAGCGCAATTCAGTCTTTAGGAACGATCAATTCGCAACATCGTTCGAGCTATCGCGCACTCGAAGCGCTCAAAGTCTTGAAGCGCAAGAGCGCAAGCAAAACGAAAATCGAGTTTGAAATCGACACTGACAATGCAGTCTATCAGCGACTTGAAGCAATCTTTGCTTAACTAGTCGAATACTAGACGAATACTAGAGCGCACTGAAAAGTGCGCTCTTTTTGCGTTTGCACTAGCGCGACACTGTGACGTGTCGCGCATTGCTATTCAGAAGCGCGCTAGAACGCACAGAGACGACGCACAGAGACGCTCTAGCGCTGAATATGAGCGTACATAGCGCAAATCGACTAACAGCGCTCTGTGACGCTCTGTGAGCGTTCTATGCGTTTTCGCGTTTCGTTCACGTTCAGCGACAGAAGCTGACAGGGGCAGTCGACTTTAGACGGGCGCGGACGCGATTAACCGACGGTCTAGACCGTCGATCCCGAGGATGCTGCCTTACCTAACCGATGCTCTGCTCCGCCCACGGCTGACCGTGGTCCATACCTAACCGCAAGCGCCCTTGGTCAACCTTGGTTAGCACGTCTCACGCAAAAGCGCACCGTCTCCGATGCGCTCATGCTTGCTACGCTGCGATCAAACCGAGCATTGCGAGTTCCTCACGCTCCTGCTCACGCATGATCCGAAGACGACGCATCTGCTCTGCGCGCTCAAGCTGCATTTCGTCCATGCGACGATCAGCGAGCTGACCGAGCTCGATGCGACGTTCGACCGGAGCGCTGTGTGCGAGAGCAGTGTAGCGATCAACCAGCGTCTTGAACTGCATCTGACCGAGAGCGCGCTTGACGCTGTCCGTCGTCTTGTTCGTGAACTCGTGAACCGCGAGCAATTCCTCAAGCACGAGTGCAGCGCGGTCGACGAGCTTTGCGAACTGGATGTTTTCGATGATCATTTGGATTTTTCCTTTGTTTGTGTGCTGTCGTTTTCGACAATCTGACTTTCGCAGCTCGTTTTGCGGATAGCGGGAGGGTTCTTGCGGCGCTTAGAGGGTCGCCATCATGAGCAGGATCGCAGCGGACCAGATGGCGAGCGCGACGAAACCGAAATGGCGCTCGGCGGACGTGCAGACGAGCTCGGCGATCTTGTCGGTGATCTTGTAGGCGGTACGCATAGCTGTATCTCCGTATAGCTGTATATACGGCTACTATAGCGCTCGCAGAGACGGGTTGCGGCTGGCGTCTATTGGCAGAATGTGGGGCAGGGGACGGCCTGGCCGGCAGAAGGATGGCCTCGGCCTGGATGCCAATGGCCTAGGTTAGCCTCGGTGCGGCTATGCCTGGCCTTGGTACGGTAACGCCAGAACCTAGGCTGGGACGCGCCGGCCGCGGTTAACCGAAGAACGCATACGAAAAGACCGACACGATTGCTCGTGTCAGTCTCGGTTTAAGCAGCTTGTGCGCTGCGCTCTACAATCCGGACGATCTGCGTGAGATACGCCCAGCGACTTTCACCTTTGTTGTCTGTGTAGTCGAACAGCGGTCGGCCGTTCTTCTCACCGAGACCTTCAATGGTCACGGTCTGAGCAACCTCGGAACCGAAACCACCCTTGACCACGACGGTGTCACCAGGCTGCAGAGTTTCGAGCAGGGCGAGAGAGAGCATTTGTTTTCCTCATGTTTGTGTAAGCACTTACTTACTAGCAAGCGCTCACACGGATTGCAGAAGGTGTCTGTCGGACGTTAGATCGTCGTCACAACTTGCTTGAGCAGTTCAGCGACATGCTCGGTCGCGTCTTGCAACGTGTCGTAGCGAAAATACTCGACCTTGATTTTTCCTTCTTTCTCAAGTCGGTCGAAAGCGTATTCGCGGCCGTCATGCGCAAAGTAGCACGACGCATTGTGAAGCAGACCGACGTCGAATGTGCTCAACGAACCGATGAGCGCTGTCTCATAGCGGTCTTCAATTCTCGGATCGTGCAGGTTCAGCACTTCGAGATACTGATGCTGTTGGACAAAAAGCTCGAAAGCTTCTGCAAGATCGCTGTCGTAAGCGTTGCGCTCTTCGGTCGTGATTGGGTGTCGCATGTGATTTCCTCATGTTTGTGTGACACTTGACATGTAGCGAGCGCGCAAAAGGGTTGCGCGTGGTGTCTGTCGGCGCGTGTCGGAGCAGGGCGCTCGCTACCAGGAAACCGAGGTCGACCTAGGTTGCCGGCAGCCAAAACCTCGGTCGTGGACAAATCGCCAAGTGTCCTGGATTCCCCTGGGCGGGGACGCAACCTTACCTAGCCGGTGGAGCCCGAGGCTGCTGCCATACCTAACCGCGGCACTCCTTGGTCTCTCATGCGCAAACGAAAAAGGTGCAACTCTTTCGAGCTGCACCTATAGTTCACCAGGAGAGTTCTTCGCGTATAGCGGTCCTTTATGCAGCCAAGCGCTCCTCCAGTGCTCGCGTCTGCGGGGTGTCAGTCAGGCGCCATACCGGAGCATTGCGCGAGCCGACATTCTCGACGACGCCGAAGAGCTGCAGGGCGCTCATGGTCGAGCTGCGCTGCGTGTCGACCGTGCTTTCAGATACCGAGTGACGCACCAGGACCTTCTTGATGTGGTCCTGCACACGCACCTTGTCCGAGACAGCCGCATCGGCGACCAGACCGGTGAACTCGAGACCCGCAGCACGACAGGCGAACAGCGACCGCACGATCGCATTGTTGACCTTGTTGCGAATACCGACGCCGGCGAGTGCTGCTGCAATGTCCGCGACCTTGTCGACCGCATAGACATTGAACCGCTTGTTGCCGCGTTGGGTGTTGACGAACCCGGTGTCGAACTTGAGTGCGGCGAGCACCTTGACGACCGAGTCGTTGGAGAGGCGACCGGCATAGGACTTGAGCAGGTCCAGCTTGCGCTCCGTACCGCCATTGTCCTTCTCGAAGGTCTCGCGCTCGTCGAACTGCTTGAGGACCTCAGCCTTCGTCTGGGCGGCGATTTCTTCGGTGATCGACTTGACCATCTCGGAGAGATCACCAGGCACGCTCACCGGATCGGGTGCAGCAGCAGCCGGCGCCTCTTCGGTCTTGGCCGGAGCCTCAGCGGCCTTGCTCTTGGCCTTCTTGGTCTTCTTGTCGGCCTTGATAACAGCGGCCGCTGCAGTGGTGTCGATAGAGGCGGCTTCGTTCAGCAGTGCTTCAAGATTGTCCATTTGTCTTCTCGCTTTTGTGTGAGAAAGCTGTTTCGCTTTCGATAGTGAGAAGATAGCAAACGCTTTTTCGGGTTACGGCTGGTGTGCGTCGGTTAGTGCAGCACGATTAACCGTGTCACGGCGCTCTCTATAGGCACCATGGTCCCTGGTCCGGTTGGCGGCTCCCGTCCATGGCGAACCGCACACCCTGTCCTCGGCCGACCTAGGCTCACCGAGGCGCACCGTGGTTCTCTATGGGAATCCGCAACCTTGGAACGACCTAGGGCACACAATTCGCCAAGCGATCTGGTCCCCTGTGGGCAGGAACTCAGCCTTACCTAACCGAGAATGCTCATAAATCGCCAAGTGCCTGGTCCCCGTAAGGTGGGGAGTCAGCCATACCTAACCGGAGCGGATCGCGGACTTGTACGGTGACTTGTGCGGTCGACCGGTGTGCTCATAATTGTCCGTGTTTCCATATAAGATAATATCTAAGTAAGTATTTATATATTAAGGAAACGAGGACAATTGTGGACATGGCACATTCTCCGGCAACCAGAGACAAATCCTCGGTAAACCAAGGCTTTCCGCGTTTTCCGGATAAAAAGAGACACCGGACCCTATAGAGAAGCACCTCTAGAGAGTACCGGTGTCCAAGTGGCTGTGCCTTCGCTCGGTGCCCAGCTTCACACAAACATAGAAAGGTGCAGCGCATAGAGCGCGCACAACGCAATGCCGAGCGCATCGCGAAACTGTTATGATGCTTATACTTGAACCGTGTCTGGGATCAAAGCAGGTGTTGCCGGTGTGCGAATCCAGCTGATTTGCGTTGACAACCAAGTCGCCGCGCACAACTCCACTATCTCTCTTTCTCACCCTCTATCTCTACGCACACAGGCACCTATATGAGGTTCTCTCTATAGGCACGTCTCTATGTGTGGTTCCTCTATAGATGTCTCTCTTACACCGGAGTGTCTGTATGCGTGGTTCGTCTCTATAAGCGATATGTATCGGTAGTAGAGAGGCCTTGAGGTAGCCTGGGATTGAGTGTGGTGCTTGGTGAGCGAGGTTTGATAGTTTTGTGAGAGATTGTCTGTCTTTGGCCTAGAAGCGACTCAGTGAGCTTCTAAAGAGCTTGGCCAGAATTAGCCTAGAGCAGGATAGACGAGCCTCAATCAGATTGCTTTTAGGGAAAATAGCCTGAATTGGCCTTTTCAAGATGAAAGACGTAAACCTAGCGTCAACATCACCGCTAGAATGGATGCGGTGGTAATGAGCTGGGTGATCTATTTCAGGGAGTGCGGATGGGAGCGGCCGGAGTATTAATTGGTGCTCACCGCATCTGAATTAGCGGTGGTGTTTACACGTTTGGTTTGGGCTAGCGTGGATCGCAGCCCTTTTCGCGAAGTGCGGCTTTGATGGCCAGGTCGGTGCTCATGGCTTGTTGAGGTAGTGGCGCTGGATCATGGAGACGGCGACGATCACGATCGTGACCGAGACTGGTGCCCAGAGCCAGAGGAAGGTCATCATGTCCATGTTACAATCCTTTCGCGAGTGCTCTATGCGAGAGCAGGTTGAAGATTACACCGATGGTCAGTCCGAAGCCAGATAGGCTCGCGATGTTGATTACGCTGGCCGTCGGCGCCAGGAAGCCCATGCCGAATCCTATATAGGGAGACGCGACCGAGGCGATAAGGGTTCCGGTCGACAGATTGCTCCAGAAGGTTGCGGCGAGCTGAGCTTTGGCAAGTTTGTTCACCGGGATAGACCTCTATTGGTGAGCCACGTTTCGAGCTCGGTCTGGAGCGCGCGCAGCTGGTCCATTTCTTCCTTGGAGCCCTCGATCCATTCCTTTTGGATCTCAGGGTGCTCCTTGAGGGCTTCGACCTGGTCGGCGTCTTCCGCGAGCGACAGCTCGGTGTTGCGGAGCACGATCCGGATGCTCTGGGCGTCCTGGAACTCTTCCACATTGTCGTTGTAGTGGGTCTTGATGGTTTCGCGCCATCTCAGTGCGGTGTGCATTCTAGAAGGCTCCCCAGTCTTCAGTTTCGGCTCTTGGTTTATCGTCAAATAGGTCCGGGTCAACCCAGTCCTCAAGAACGAAGGTTGCGCGCTCGATGTGCCTGGTGATTTCGTGGAAGGCATCTTCCGCCGGCATGTCCACGGTGATCGGCACACGCATGTCGGTCTTGGACGTGTGGATATAGGTCGTGTTCTCCCAGACGGTGTCCGTCACCCTCTTAGCCAGGATGACGGTGACCCCGCCGCAGGACAAACCGCGTATAGAGACGCTGCCGTCGTTGAAGGTGTAAGGGTGACGGGTCTTGGTGATCAATCGACGCTCCAGACCTTGACCATTTCCTCGACGCTGCTGAACGTCTCGGTTTCGCCGTTGGTGTCCTTGATCATGACCTTCCACACACGGTCGTTCACGTTGAACAGGCCGATGGTGCCGAAGCGGCGCTCGCTGGATTTGACCCAGGGCTGTTCTTTGAGATGGAGCACGCCGAAGTTGGGCCAGCGGTCTGGGTTGCGGATCATCTCCGCGTCCTCTGCCATGCGCTTCTTGCCGTGTTCGGTTTCGGGGCCGGGATAGGTCATGGCAGTGTGTCCTCAAAGGTTTGGTGTTGCTCGCCGTCGAGCTTGATCAGGTGAGCGTTCTCGCAATTCATCATGGCGAGACGCAGCGGTATGTTGTTGCCAGGTCCAGTCTGATGGTTCAGCCAACCCACGCAATAGACCTCCTCGCCGACCGGATGCTCATGGCACGCCATAGCTGGTCGTTTCTGGAGAGAACCTGGTTCGGCAATCGTGCTGCTCAGGGCTTCGTGCAGCTCGGGGCTATAGCCGTGCGGTATCTCGTTTGGATCCGTGCTCACCTTCCAGGGGCACTTGGCACACTGGTTGAGGCGTTTCAGCTTCCAACTCATTATGCGTCGTCCTCTAGCTCGAGCTTCATCCTGTTGCCGGAGAGCGTGCCCTCTGGCGTATAGGACTGAATGATTGCCGATCCGTGTTCGAGCAGATCCGCAAGAGGCTGATCCATCTCGCGGGCGTCAGCCCAGGATGCTCGGAGCTGACCGACCGTCAGGATGAACTCGCCGGCGTTTGGGAAGCTCACGCCGGTCACGGTGATGCGGACCTTTCGGTTATCGTCAGCGGTCATTGGTTCCTCACGCTGCGAGTGGATAGAAGATTTCTTCGGCCGGACCGTCGACGTTCTCAAAGTCGTCGTCCCAGGCTTCATACGACACGGCGATCTTCAAGAACTCCGGCAGCGCGTCGGTGAGCAGACCGTGCAGCTCCTTGAGCGAGTCTGTGGTTTCGGCCCGCGGCGTGACGAAGCTGAGATCGCGGAAGTGTGCGCCGGCACCGGAGCTATCAGACTCCATGCCCTTCTCTGCAAGGACTTCATCAATGATGCGGTCCCAATCGAAGTCGTAGCCGTTCGAGCCGGAAATCTGGACATTGACGTAGCGTTTCATTGGTTCTCTCCAGTAAGGGTTTACTTAGTGGGCAAGCAAGGCGCGGACGATGCGCGACGGACGGATCCAGAACAGCTCGCTCAATGGATATTCGTCCGCGGTGCCGTCCAGCTGACGATCCTCGTGATCGACCGGAACCAGCATCGAGAAGTGCAGCCCGTCAGCGCAATGCTCGACATAGGTGTCACAGCCATCGATCAGATACTCGAAGCAGGCTTCGTCAGCTGCCTCCCAGCCCATGAGCACTTCGACGTCGCCCAGCTGCTCATTGAGGCGCTTGGCGAGACGAGTGTCCGGAAGCTCTGCCAGGATGCGGTCAGCAGCTTCACCGTCGATGCGGAATTTGATTTGATGATGCTCGATGCCCGTGAACTCGTTGGACGTCGAGATGGTCAGATCGTGCAGCATGTTTTTCGCTCTGCTTGTGTGATGCTGACACTATAGCGAAGCGAGATTTGGGAAGCGGCTGGTTTCAGCTGGCGCGTTGCGGAATATGAGATACCAGGCCCAGGGATAGGGCAGCGGCTTCAATTTCGAGGCGCTTGACGTCCTCACAGATCAGCGCGTGACCTACTCTGGCGTCCTCAATGGTACAGTAGCGGCGCGTGTTGAGCCCAAGGTAGTCAATGTCGCTGGCGCCTTCCTTGGCGAAGACCATCGTCTCGAACAGCACCGGCGGTCCACCCCGGTGATTGTGGTCCAGGCTCAGGAAGACGGTCGATACCCACAGGTTTGCGAACTCGGTCGAGCAGACGGTGCGGTCAGCAGTCTCCATCCATGCAGCGGCTGTGCGCATGTCCGTCTTGGTGAACGTCCCGTCCTCGTTGAGGATATACCAGTCCATTTCTCGCCTTTATCGTCTTGCGCAGGGAGCTCACCAGCTGGCGCGAGACGCCATGCTTTTCGATCAGCTTTGCTGTCGGCACGTCGGGGTCCTTTAGGAGCGCGCGCCGTATCTTATGGGAAGCGGAGTTTTTGTCCATCGAGCCGGCGGGTCGGCCTCTGGAACGATTCGATGTGGCTTTGCGTTTGCGGGGCGCAGCGGCTTTATGGATCCTTGGCACATCGGTTTCATGGACACGGCACCACTCAATCAGCCGACTTTCATCTACCATGCGCGGCACGTCCTTGAGCTCCAGGGTGCGGCCAGGCGTGTGTGTCCGATACCAACCACCCGAGACATATCCGTCTTCGGTCAAGGTTCGGGACCAGTAGCGCTCAAGGTAGGCTTTCCTGTTGGAACCCTTGAGCTTGAACGTCCAATGACGCTCCTCGTCGCCCACGATTTCACTCACAAGTAGTTCGTCCTTGAGACGAAGCGCCACAGTTCCTCTCCCGTTGCTCTGGTGCGAGCCGTCGATCCCGCTCGGAGCATTGACATATTTATCCAGCAGCCCCAAGTATTTGGGTCAGGCTTTCACCTGACCCGACTTCATCTTATTGTGATGGGGCGTCGAGCAACGCTGTGACGGTGCTCTCCAGCTGAGCGACATTTGGATTAACCGGCGATGGCAAAACCTCTTCTTCGTCCTCGTCGGACTCGTATTCGTGTCCATAGACCAGGGCGTAGCGCTCTTTGGTTGCTTCCAGGGGCGCTTCTTCAAAGACGCCATCCTTGATGGCGCCCATCCAGGCAAAGTTCCAACCCTCATCGAAGGCGATGGTTCCGAGCTGGATGTCTTTCATTTCCGGCCGCCCAGCCAGGACCTCGAAGACCGGCGTCGGCGGCGACCAGGCAGTGTCGAAACGGAACTCATAGGTGAAGACGCCGGCTTCGTTATCGTCCTCGACAATTTCACCCGGGACGAAGCTGTAGGCGTTCCATTTGGTGCCCCAGTTGGCGATCGACCAGTCGTACCAGCTGGTGTGCCCCGTTTCCTCGTAGGCTTTGATGGCGTTCTTGGCAGCGTCGATCACGCGCGGATTGTTTTCCATGACGTGTCGCACCAAGGCTTCGACCGTCAGGATGCCCTGGCTCTTGTAGTAGGGGTAGTTGAGATAGTCCTCGATGTCGCGCGAGCCGCCGAAGCCGCTGGGCACATCGTTGCGACCCATCATCGCCAGACCGATACCGACGTCGCTGGAGGACTCGGTGTTGCGGATGGACGCCGGCATCGGAACGATGGCGTTGAAGTCGAAGCAGGGCTCTCCGCCTTCGTCCTGGACACGGATGAAGGTCGAGATGAAGGTTTCGAGCGCGGCGCGGTTCGCAGACGCGACGATTACGCGGTGCGTGACGTGATTGGGCATGGTCGTTTCCTCGTGATAAATAAGGGTTTACTTAGGTCAGTAGGCGCCAAAATCGGGTCGATCGCCGTAGCGGCTCAGACCTTCATCGAGTGCAATCTTTTCGGCTTTCGCCTTCTTGTTGGCTGCGCGCTTGTCCGCAACCTCCTGGCGCATCTCCTGGCGTTCCTTCCGGTCGGCGCGCTGCCAACGAAGTCCGCGGAGACCGTCACGCGCTGCCTTCTCATTCTCGTAGGTGCGGTGCGTGAGGCGCTGCACACGGATCTCGGTCACGACCCATCCTAAGGCAGGATGGTGTCCCAGCACGTAAGAGATGCCGGGATAATCGCGGGTCTCGACCTGTTCGTATTCGAGCCAGCGATCTGGGTAGCCATACCTCACGCTCATGACGGGTAGCCCTTGCCTTCCTCGAAATCCATCATGGCGCCGTTGGCGTCGCTGATGATTTCCTCGGCGTTACCTTCGTGATAGGGACCGTCGTAGATCACGCACACAGTCAACTTTCCGACCGAGTAATAGACCTGGCCATCGAGATCGGCGCAGTATTCGGAGGCCGCGAGCACGCCGACTTCGTCTGCCGCAAAGTTCTGGACGTCCTCGCCGTCATAGACGCGGATCTGATCAGCCTGGGACCCGGCGATCATGGCGCGCAGCTTTGCGCGAAGGTAGATGAGGCCGGGGCAGTATTTCTTGGTCATGTCGCGTGTTCGCTTTGTTGATCGATATAAAGAAGATAGCGAAATCTCAGTTGGGATGCGGCTGGCGAAGATCGGTTAGAACTCGCCGAAGCCTGGCGGCATGGGATCGTGCTTGCGCTGGACACGACGATGCTGGACGCGCAGGGCGGCGTTGTACTGAACCTGAGCTGAGGCCCTGGTCTGATGCAGGAAGCCCTTGACCGGCTCTCCGTCCTGCCAGCGAGTGAACCAGACGCGGCCGTCGGGATTCTGCTGGAGCTTGAAGGCGGGATCATCGAGGTCTTCCTGCATAAGAACCGGAAGGTCGAAGAACAGGGCGTATTGGCTCGAGTTCATTGGTAGATGGTCCTCGCAACATTGAGCGCCAGGTAGAAATTGGAGAACTCCTCCAGCATGGTGACGGTATCCCCGTCCTGCTCGAACAGGATGAAGTGTCCGTCCTCGGTGTGCTGGATGCAGGCGACGACCTTGTCGCCCAGAACCAGATCGGTGATCGGGTCCTCATCCATTTCAACAAGTGCTTCGCGGGTCACGAGCATTTCCATATTCCCCTGTGAAAGATTAGAAGGCGCCGTAAAGGTCGTTCTCGACGTAGTTTTGCTGCTCGATGACCTTCTCGCGTTCGCGCATTTCCCGGTCGAGCTGGGTACACATTGACCGGATGAGGTTGTCATTCATGGTCGTCTGCGTAGCCAGGGCGCGCAGCTCGGCGCGGTGCTCCTGGACGTCGGGGTCATTGGCGAACTTGTGGATCACGTCCTGAGTGCGCTGCGGATAGTGCGTGAGCATGATCCGCATTTCGTTGAGCAGCACCGTCGCGTTGCGCTCCGGCTTGGTCATCATGACGGCATTCAGCTCGGCTGAGGCACACAGCGTCTGATAAACGGATAAGGCCCTGGCGTAACTGTCGAGCGACTGCTCGCCGTCGTCGCCTTCGGAGTTGGTCAGACGGATGGTGAACTGTTCACCGATCTTGAGCAGGTCGATGCGAAGCGTGGAGTTCTCGGCTCGATAGAGAAGCGTGGACACTTTTATTGCTCGTTGTGCGCTAAGTAATTGCTTACTTTATAGCGCACAACGAATTGGGATGCAGACGGGTCGTGTCGGGACTATGCGTCGGCTGTTTGATTGGCTAGCCAGGCGTCGTAGAGCTTGTCCTTGTCAGGACCGGCGCTGTCGATGGCTTTCTCGAGGCTTGCCATGAGGGCGCCACGCTCCTCGGGCGGATAGTCCGTCAGGTTCTTGACCGGGTTCTCGGTCGCCTCAGGGTGCATGGCACTGTACCGCCGGCGCATCTCGGCCAAGAAGATTAGGGTAGAAAACTCAAGTCGTTTCCGGTTTTGCATCTTGCATGTTCATCCGTATGAAGCGTCTGACCATGCTCGGGGTCCAGGACGGAAAGATATTCGGTCTGTAGGTCGGCAGGCAGGCCTGGTTAATCAGGACGCACAGTTCGTTAAGGCTGACGTTGGGGTCCGCCGTCTGTGCGTCTAGGACTATTCTCCTAACACACTTCACGTTCTCGCGCCACTGCTCGTCTCGGCGCTCATTGGCGATCTTCAGGTTTGCTTTCCGGATCGCCTTCTTTTCGTCACTTGTCCGTGCAGCCGGAATCACCGTGACAGACTGCGACCTAATGTCCTCCTCAAGGACGGTTGCAATCTTTTCCGCCAGGTCGCGGTCGCCACCCACCAGAGTAGCGACTTCGCCAATTGCTTTTGTTGTGAACAGTCCGGTCGTCATTAGTGAACGCTGCCGCCCTTCTCCAAGCCACTGAAATCAATAACGTTTTTGTCACTGATTAGGTCGAGCGCGGCTTTTCTGAGCGGTTCGCAGCTGCCGGTTACGATCATGGAGAGAAACAGCTGGGCCTGGAGATTCGTTCCGGAGCTGTCAACAGAAATAGATGCCGCAGCCTTATCAATCTCGGCAAAATCTCGTTTACCGATAATGGGCCGGATCGAGCCGTCAGCGCCGATAACGATTGCAAGATCGTCGGCTTCCAGGTCGAGACTGGCAATTCCATCATTGAGATCAAATGATTGGGTCAAAGAGTAGGCTCCTGCTTTGTGCAACTGTTCGATTGTGTTTATAGCGCCATTGCAAAGGGTCTGCGTTATGGCGTTAAAAGACTCCTGCAGGCATTGATTCGACGTCATGGGTCGATGAAATGTCGGTGCATTCCATAGACTTAGTTGAGAAAAGGACGTTCGCGCTTGCCTTGGATCTGTCGTGTGTCGGTGATTACTCACCGCATCGCCCGATCCGCGGTGGAAAGGCTCAAAATTTGGGCTTGTCGGGAGGAGGTCATTCGTCTAGGACCGCATTCCTAACAACGTGAACGAAAAGGAAACGTCGCGGTGATTGATAAGCCCCCGAGTATTAGACCCTCTCTGCTCCTTGCAGAGATCCACCAAACCATTGTTCAGCATTTTGAGCGGGCCAAGCTGCCCTATGAGGCAAGTTATCACGCAGAGGGCGCTTACCCGCTCGCTGAGCTGGTGATCGAGGCTTACGTTCTCGGAGCCGGAATAGCCGACTTCGACCAGGCAGCTTTGAGGCGCTGGACGCCCAGTGTCGCAGCTTCGACGCTATAATTCGGATGCTTTGACCAGAAACTGAGCTTGCGCCGGCAAATCTCCAGCTCCTTTTCGAGCGAGTGGCGTTCAAGTCGGTCAGGCGTCTCTTTCGCCATAAAACTCAAGGTGAGAAAGTTCTCATAGTGCTTGAGAAACTGTTTGGTGCCATTCATGCGCCAAACATCAATCGGACCAGAATGCTCTCTAACTGACGTGTCCGAATAAAAGTACATCGCTATCTCCTGTGACTGATAGAGCATTGTCGCAGAACAAGAATTGGATAGCGGCTGGTATTGGTAGGTTGTTGAACAGAAGCGAGAAAGCCGGGTCGTGAGGACCCGGCTTAATAAAGTTAATACTTACTTCCAACACCCCGGATAATACGGCATACACGAGGGGCGAGACGGCCCAGTGATCGGGTTGGTGTACCCATCGAAGATGGTCATGCTTTTCCACCCCGGCGGTTGCCGTTCAGGGTCCGAGACGTTGCTCGGCCGATAGATGTAGATCTTCGGCAGAGGCGCGGGAGGAGGCGGCACATAACGCTGCCCATGTTCCCGAACGGATTGATCGAGCTGCCGCCTGGCGTCCTCGACCTGCTTGCGAGCAAGCTCCATGATCAGATCGTCACCAGATAGGGCGTTTGCCGCTGCCGGCTGCGCAAGCGCTGCCGACAGGGCCAGGATAGCGATGAGGGCGAAGCGCTTGAGCATGGCAGGGACCCTCCGGTTAGTTCACGCCGCGAGCGGCGGCAGGGTTGACGTCGATGAAGGGCACAGAGTCGCCAGGCACCATCGTCGTGGGCAGGATGCCGTCCCAGCGTTCGGCAAGCGTCAGAGCGACCAGGTTGGGACTTTCCTTGAGAGCTTCGGATCGAGCACGGATCGCATCAGCTTCAGCCTGACCTTTGAGGCGAATGGCTTCAGCGGCAGCTGTTGCGGTGGCGACCTGAGCGTCGGCTTGCGCCTGGGCGTTGATCACCGTTGTCTTGGCGACCTCGGCAGCCTTGCGCGCTTCAACCTCAGCCTTCATGCGGTCGTTGATGTTTGCCTCATAGTCGTCCGGCAGGTCGAAAGGCTCGATATTGACCGTTGCGACGATCAGAGGTGTACCTTCAACCGATTGCTTGATCAGGTTGGAGAACTCCGCATTGAGTGTCCCGCGTTCCTGAACAGCGCGCTCGGCGTTATATTGTCCAAAGACGGTTTCAAGATATGCGCCGACAGAGCGTGTCAGGAGCTGCTCGACCATGCGATCGGCGGCGCCATACTTGAGGTAAACCTCTTTCACCTTTGCGGGGTCAACGCGATAGGTGACCGAGATATTGCTGACGGTCGCCGTCTGTTGGACGCGAGTGTAAGCTTGCAGGCCCTGGAAATTGGCGACGTGGTCGCGAGACG